TCAATGGATTACCTACAAGATGAAATGAAATCACGTAGAGCAGATGAACATGAAAATATTGAATTTAGTGAATTGTTAATAAAACAAAATCAAAAAAATGCTAATAGAAAGCAAAAAGAAAAAATTATTATGACAGTAGATGAAATGGTAGAAGGTTTAAATGGTTTATATGCTAAATCAATTGATGAAGAAGAACGAGCCAATGAATCTGAAAATATCATTGATTACTACAAGAATAGAGTTGGTAAATTAACTGTTAAACCAGACACTATGTATGCTTTATTGAAAGATAATTCTGGTAAAAGTAAAATATTTGTAAAACTATTAAATATGCTTTATACAACGCAAAAAGAAGTATTCTTAGGGGCGTTTAAAAAATAAAAAGTTCGCAAAATAATTTATTTTAACCTACAAACATAGTAATGTCAAGTGTTTGTTATTTTGCCAAAGGTTACCATATAGTAGGGATATTAGAGTGCAAAGGTTAACCGTTTGTTGTCCATGAAAATCTATATGATTAGTAGTGCTAATATTCCTATCTATCTAATGTAATTTAGTTGTTTTGTTGTCAAAATATTTTTCCCTCCAAGTCAACTTTCGCTGGTTGACTTCACTTTTTGATTGGATAGGGTATGTCATAGCCCTATCCTTTTGTTTTTTTACTCATATTTATTCGTAATTTTATTCATAGATGCTTGACATTCTCTAAAGAAAGGAGTATTAAATCATGGACTTATCTCAATTACCAATTGAGTTATGGATATCACAAGGAATATTTTGTATTCTATTCATTTGGCTTTTTATGGATACAAGAAAAGAATCAAAACAACGAGAACAGAAATTGTCAGAGCAAATTGATAAACAAAATATTGCACAAGAAAAAATCGTTCTATCGCTTCAAGCATTAGAACATCAAATTTCAAATATGAAAGGGGATAACAGATAATGGCTGAAGTTACAGCAAGTGCTTATTCCGATTTGAGAACGTACATAAGTTCAAATTGGCAATACATAGAACTTCAAAATGAAGTAGGTACAAAAATTTTACGCATTAATACTACCGATCCTAGAGTTACGTCTGTAATTGAAGGGAATATCGTTAAATTTACAGTAGTAATTAAAGGTACTGATACAGATATTATTAAGCCAGTTACTTTCGCTCAATCATCTACTTACAAAGTAGCAACAGGTGGAAGTGCGTTTACAGTTGAACCATTTGCACCATTTACTATTGAAGGGGATAATGACGAACTTACAATTATCCACGAAATACAAGTTCCTAAGATAGTTTAGGGGTTGATTAGATGGTTATATATATTTCAACACCTCAACAATTAGACAATATTAGAAGAAATCTAACTGAATCATATGAATTAACTAATGACATTGATATGTCTGGTTTCGGTAATTGGACACCTATTGATAGATTCACAGGCAATTTTGATGGTAAGGGTTATAAGATTAAAAATTTATCCATTAATCAATCAAGTGGATATGCTGGTTTATTCCGTTTTATGGATTCTGCTACAACTGTAATTAAAAACGTAGGTATTGAAGATTGTAATATTAATTCAAATAACTACAACTGGACAGGTGCAGTAGTTGGAACAATAAGTAAAGGTAATATTGAAAATTGTTGGTCAACAGGAACTATTAACGGTCAATATATGATTGGTGGAATCGTAGGGCAGTTTGTTACAGGTTCAGTTAAAAATTGTTGGTCAACCGCTAAAGTAAGTGGATTAGGTCGTGTTGGTGGATTAGTGGGTTATTTAGGTTCTGGTGCAACGGTTGATTTTAGTTATTCAACAGGACAAGTAACAGCCACTTCAATGTTAGGTGGTTTAATTGGTGATAATGTTAGTACCACATTTACTAATGTAACTAATTCATATTGGGATATAACTACAAGTGGAATGACTATTTCAGAAGGTGGTACAGGTAAAACTACGAGTGAAATGAAAACTCAATCAACTTATAAAGGTTGGGATTTTAATTCTACTTGGGGGATTAATGGTGATTATCCATATTTACAAGTATTCGGAGTTCCTTCATTACCACCTAAAAAAGTAACCATTCAACTTATATCATACATTGATCCTATTCAATTTGATGTAAATAAGAGTGCTAAGTCAACTAAACTATTACAATCCTATTCTAAGCCATTTACAAGCGATTCAGAGCGTTATATTTCAACTATAAGAAAGATTTTGAGTTATGTATCGCCTATTGAATCAAACGTCTCACAGAGCCATAGAAGTGTTAGAACAGGAAACAGAAACGTATCTAGTTTTATTGAACCGATTGGAATAAGTGTTTATAAAGAATCCAAAACAATTAAAAAATTAGTATCGTTTTTAAAGCCATTAGAAAGCCATATAAACGTTTTAAGTAAAATGGGCATTATACCTATCTATGCAACTGTAAGTGTTATAGAAAATAATTCTACACATACACAGATTGAAAATAATTCTACTTACTTATTTGCTGAAGGTGGTTCTTCTAATTCGCATAGAGAAAACAGTTCACAAGTATCTTATATTGAAAATCCTTCTTACAGTGAGGTGATTTAGATGATTCAAGGGGATACTGTCAGATTGCAAGTACAATTCAAATCATTTGAAGGACAATTAATTAATGTAAATGATGTGAAACTAGTTATCTATAAATCTGATAAGACAGTTTTAGAAACAATTACAGATGTAATTAATCAAGGTATGGGTAGGTATTACTACGATTATACAGCCAATGAAGATTTTACATTTGAGTTTATTGGTACTTACAATGATAAACCGATTCTCGTAAGGGATTCAGTGAAAGTTACATACATTTAATCTAAAAGGAGGACATGAAAATGTCAGAGGTTATTGAAAATCCAGAAGTAGTAGAAGAAGTAGTGGAAGTTGAAACTATCGCTAAATCAGAATATGACTTATTGGTTGCAGAACGTGATGAATTATTACAATACAAGCCAAAAGAATTAACTGAAGAAGAAAAATCGCTCGCTGCTAAACAAACAGAGTTAATTAAAAGAGAAATTAATATTGAATTGAAACAAGTTGGCTTAGATAAATTTGCCGACTTTTTTAATGCTCAAAATGTGGAAGAATTACAACCGCAAATTGAAAAATTCAATGCTTTGTTAAATGAATTGAAACAGGAAATGGGTTATATACCTAATGACCATAAACACGAGGATCAATATACAAAGTTTGAAAAAGATAAAGATACTAAAGGCATGATTGGAAGTAAGTTAGCAAACTTATTTAAGTAGTTCGTGGAGTAATCCACTAATACATACATAACAAACAAAAAATATTAGGTAGTGACTTACCACTAAAGGAGAATATTAAATGTTTAAATCAAACAATTTCACAGAATTAGAACAAATTTCATTAGCAAAAGAAATAGCAATTATTGGAGTACAATCAACACCACTTACATCTATGTTAATGGCAAAAGGTAACATTGAGAAAGCATTATCTACTGTTTACACATGGAGAACTAAAACTCTTGATAACACAGAAGATTTATCAGCATTAGAAGGTGAAGATACTACTGTATTCTTTGAATCAGCACGAGCAGAATTAAACAACATTCTTGAAATCTTCAAAAAAGGTGCTTCAATTTCTGGTACAGCAATTGCTATGAAATCAACTCAATTTGCAGAAGAAATTAATGACCGTTTATTAGAACTTAAAATCAACATGGAAAAGAAATTCATCAACGGTGTTAAAGCAGACGGTTCACAAGCACCATACAAACGTCAATTACAAGGTTTAATCGCATTTGCTGATGAATCTAACAATGAAACTGGAATTTTAACAGAAGATATGATTAAGAAAGTTATGCGTAACCTTTGGAATCAAGACCTTGCAGAAGGTAACTTCTACGCTTTAGTTTCAGCAGATTCTAAAGAAATCATTGATAACATCTACAAAGACCGTTACGGTTACTCTCATGTAACTACTAACTTTGGTTTATTAGTAGATTCTATCAATACAAACTACGGTACTGTTAACTTTGTATTATCTAAACACGTTCCAGTAGACAAAGTAGTTGTATTCAATGATAACTATGTTGACCTTGCTTACTTACGTGAACCACACTTTGAACCACTTGCTAAAACAGGTGACAGTGTGAAAGGTCAAGTTGTGGCTGAAGCAACTCTTAAAGTAGGTTCACCAAAAGGTATTGCTGTTCTTACAGTGGCACAAGCATAATCAAATTACATACTAAATTGGGGTAGGTTTATGCCTATCCCTTTTTAGAATTTAATCAAGGAGTAATCAAGAACATGAATATTAAAGATGAATACTTAATCAAAAGGAGAAAAAAGAACATTGACCAAACAGAACTAGCAGAATATTTGAACTGTTCACAATCTCTTATTTCACGTTATGAAAAAGGATCAAGTGGAATGTCAAAAGAAAAAATAGAAAAATATAGAGAATATATAGATAACAAATAAATCAAAAATATAATCAAAAGGTGAGGTGAAACAGTGAGGGATGTAAAGAAATTCGATATGACCACTTTCCTCCTTCATCGGGATTATTGATATTGGAATATTAATAATGAATTTAACCGAGTGAGTAAAAGGAGGAAAGTCGTTCTATCGTGAATAGGATGGTTTTCAAAAGGAATGCAAGACAACTAAGAGGAATTAGTGGGAGAATTTATCTCTTGCTATAGTGATGAAAAAAGAATTTAAAGAAAGATTTCCAGAATGGTGTAATGATTATACACAAGGACAGAATCAACTTATACTTACAGACGATTTTGACAGTATGTTAGGTTGTGCAATTGAGAAGTATATAAAAGGAAATAAAATTAATCTATTTTATGATTTCAATAAATTATTTGTGGTTGATAGAACAATTGAATTAAAAGCAATGGGAATAGATTTAGCATTACATAAAGGGAAATCATGGTGTAATCATGTTGTGAGGATAAGTAGAAATGATTATGTAAATCCGCAGACAGCAAATATTAATGCAATATATGAAATCAGAAGTGGAAATTACTTTACAAAATACGCTATGAGTACAGCAATCATGATGTGGTCATTCTATGGATTACCTTTACCAGAAACTAAAGAAGGTAAAATGCTACTTCTAGCCATTGATAGTGGATTCTTAGGGCATTATGATAATAGGTTTAAAGACACTCATACATCATATTTGAAACTGTTAGGATTTGAGGAATTGATTGACATACTCAATGAAACAGATAAATCAGATTTTATAGAATTACAGAATCGCTACAAATTAAAAGAAAAGATAAAATTGAATAAAGATGGTTATTTAGAAACAAAATTACCCCTTGCAGAATTGCAGGGGGTTTTTAATATTCCTTTAGAATTGCCTCGACAACAATTTACACTAAGGAATCAATTTAAAAATAAATCAGATACAATTAATAATGTATCATCAAAAGATCAAATTGACAAGACAATCATTAGTTTCGCTATGACAGGTAAATACAAGTTCAAATATACATATGTATCTTAATTAATAAAGGAGTAATCAATTATGAAGAACAACGATTTCTTTTTCTGCTATAATAAATCCCTTTTTACATTCATCAAAGATGTAAAAGGTATCGACTACATTACAATTGCAAAGAATCCAACAACGAATAAAACTTTTAGTATGTTCTATAAATCACCAGAATTACAGATTTGTTTAGATGAATACAAAAAAACGCAACAGCAGTAATGATATTTTGATTTTTTAGCGACACCTTAAACCATTGATAAAT